CCATTCATCAGCTTTACTTTCTGGCAGGATTGTTCCAACACTGAACGCGATCTTGTAAAGGGACCGGAGTGACTGTGTGAACTTACGATCTTGATTGGCCGCCAGATTGCGCATTGGTAGCAATTTGTATTGCAATGCAACGCCAGAGCTATTGCCGCTGAATGCTTCATCGTTCAAGTTTGCAACCATGCTGATCTGATAGATCATGCTGATGAGGCGGTCAATAAGGTGCTCTTGAATGGCATCACCATCAGGCTTGGTAAGAAACTCAGCTACGCCTTGAGCAGAATCGGCGTCTGGCGCATAGATGATTTGGTTGCCATTAAGATCGAGTTTTGGGTTACCGTCATCGTCCTCATCGAGTTTCAGCCCCTTAAGAACCAAGTACGCGTTGTCAAAATATTCATTCTGGTTTGCCTTCTGGCTTAGTACCTTGTCTAAGGCATTGATGAGTGTCTCAACGTTCTCAAAGATACCTTGACGCTCGGTGTTCATGAAGAACTCAACTGCTGGAATCTCGTTAAATGGATTGAATCCGGCCGTTCCTTCAAAGCGAACCATATCAAGGGCGTATATGCCGTCTTTCAGATACACCTTGCCAGTTAAATTGTTGTCTTCATCATGCCAATACATGACAAATGCAATGGCTTTGTGCGCTACCGTGTCATCATAGATGATGAATGAATTGATAGGTGAACTGTATGCAATACACGTATTGCTGTTCTCGTCTTGGTACAAAAAAGCAAGCGCCCGTCCGTAAATGGCTGCTTGCTTGCTGATCTCGCTTAATTTGTCCTGAACGCTGTTCGTATCGTTCCACTCTTGCAGCACGGTGTTGTCCTGTGTGTTGTCGAGCGTGATCTTTGGTGGAATGCCAATGTAAAACCCATTGTAGGTATCCACGATATAATGAGCCAAGTTGCCAACAAGACGATTGTCTGGTCCATGATCCTTTTTCGCATCATCAATAATCTGGTGCTGACCGAGGTACATTTTCTTTGCTGGAAGGTACTTGTTTTTAGCTAGATCATCATTGGCAGTAATAAACGCATTGATGTCATCGCCAGTTAGCTCTTCATCAGTCGGGAAAATAAACACATCTCCGTCTGTGATTGAGCCTTTCCCTTGAACTGTTAATATGATGGCCACCTCCTTAGAAGTATTTGCTTGTGTTCTTGAACGTATGAGCTGCATTTCTCTGTTTGATTACCTGCATGACAAAATATCTCATGGCGTCCATTGCATGGTCATGTGCCTTGACCACTTTGTCTTCACCCTTTTGACTTGCCTTGTCATCCCATACGTAGGAAGCAAACTCTTTGAACAGATTAGTTAGCCCGGGTGTGAACTTGATCTCGCCAGAGTTCATAGCTGTTTGTGTTTCTCTAATGCCGTTTAGCACATCGTTATCAGCTTTAATAACTCGATACCGTCGTTCTCTAAGTTTGGCAATAAATGAAGCCGCTGATGGGTCAACAATCACTTCACAGCGTATGTCACCGACAAATTGGCTGAAATCCCGAGCGTATTCATCATCTGTCTTCTGTCTGCTGCTATGCCGTCCATCGTAGTAATACTCTTTGAGGCAATACCAAACAGACCCACATTTACCCCAAAGTAAGAAAACTGTTGGGTTCTGTGTACCGTAGTCCACACTGACATAGTATCGGCTTGGCTGCTGGCTTGGATTGCTGACCATCTCGTCTTTATTGAAGTTGTCGTAGACAATTCCATCAGCCAGGACCCATTGTCCCAGAATATATCGCTGGTAAAACACTCCTGAGTACATATGTTCGTACCTGTCAATAACTTCATCACTCAGGCTTGGATTGTCCGTCATCACAAAGTGGAGACGCAATGCGCGTTTATCGTCTGCTTGATCAATCCAATCAGTCTTGAACCAGTGATACGGGCCCTCTGGGTTCATATTGAACCAGTATTTGCCGCCAGTAACGGAAACACGCGCTGTCGCTTGATTGACAAACGACTGTGGCATGAGAGCTGCTTCATCAAAGAACATTCCGGCAAGTGTGATCCCTTGAATCAGATCTTGGCTGCTTTCATCTTTACCGCCGAATAAATAGTATAGGTTGGTTCTTCCATCAAGGCTGATTTCCAGCATGTTTTCTGAACGCCGATCCACAACTGAGAATCCCACTTGTTGCAATGTTTGTTTGAGTGGCCTGATAACATTTCGGCGTAATGATCCAATGGTTTTGCCAGCAATGCCAAATTGCTCGCGGTCAAACACAATCATGCTCCACAGAACATAGCTGATCGACATCGCAAACGTCTTTCCGGAACGCACAGCACCATCAGCAATGATAGTCTGCTTGTCTGGATAGCGGCGCCACCAGTTGATGATGTCTAACTGTTTCCCTTTGAATTGGTCAATCGGGGTTGTCATTGACATCACCGCCCTTTGGAATACTCTCATCAATTGCTGCCAAAAGCTTGTTCAGTCCTCCATCTTGTCCTTCTGGTGTGCGATAGGCGCTGGCCTTGGCTTCCATGATGTCAGCCTCAGCTTTAGACTTGCGAACATCAGCCTTAGTTTTCTCAATATCAGTAATAATCTTCGTTAGCTGAGCATTGAGCAGCTCATCATTGCCAGGGTAACGTTTCAACAATTCGCGTCCTGCTGCCATGCGGTCTTTGATGCTTGGATCGTTTTCGACAGACTCTGCGCCATCCGGAGTGCTAACTATAATTGTCTCTTTTGCCTCTCCACGAAGCACTGTGGTGAAGTATTGAAGCACCTCAGCAGCCTTGGCAATCTTGTCAGACTCGATGCGTTTCATGCGCTCATCAATGGCAGCTTTAATGTTAGGTTTTGTTAGGTTTTCTGCACCGACAAACCTAGCCGTTCTTTTGCTGTATCCTGCTTCTAGTGCCGCTTTGGTAGCATTGCTATCAGCAATATAAGAATCAACAAACTTCTTCTGTTTTGCTGTCAGTCGCATTACATATCACCACACCTCCCGCGCTTTTTCTTGTCTTCCTTAGCTTTCTTCTTAGCTTCCTCTTTGGCGAGTTTCCCGATGATTGAGGCCTCAGTCTTCGACATGTATCCGAACTTGGTCATCACCATTTGAGCCATAAAATCACCTCACACATAGTAAATGGCACGAGTATCATGATCGCTGTATTCGACCAGCTCAAACGTTTTGTGAGCAACCACGCCAATATCATCAGTCCATTTGTCGGTTGGCTTGCGTGTCGATACTTGACGCTGAACGAATCCGCCTAGGTCTTTGCTCATCTCTGAATGGAGATGCCCCGTAAACAGTTCGCGGTTCTGTGCTGTGCCTAACATGAAGCCAAACTCATCGAGATATTTTGCAAGGTAGTTGTTCTTGCCCTTGTCGCCATGAGTGGCACCAATGAAGTTGTGACCAAGCATAGCGCCTTTGTAATGCTTCAGCGATATGTCCCAAGTGATGTTTGTCTGGTTGCTGTAGGCGCGTTTCAATAACCGTGTGAACATATATCCAACTGACGGATCATGATTTCCGGCACAATACATAACCTCACACTCATTGGCATTCTTAATAATCGCTTCAATCAGTGTCTCAAAGTATTGTTCCATTTCGTTCACAGTCTCGCCTAGGTTAGTTGTTTCGAGCTGTGTGCCCTTTGCTGTGGTCGAGTTGATATTGTCCACGTGAGCTAGATCACCGCCCAGAATGAGCAATATTTTGGCGTAGATGCCGCGTTGAATGATCTCTAGCTGCCGTTTGAGAGATTCAGCATAGACATCAAACGTGTGACCGTTGAAATGCGTATCAAAAGCAGGAATGACCAGATAACGATCTGATTCCACAAAAATAGGAGCCTTGGCTTGATACGGCTCCTTGTGTGTGATGATGTCATTCATCAATGATTCATATTGTTCCGCCTCAACTAGCGGCCTAATTTGTATCTTGCTCTGGTATAACGTTGCTTCAGGTGTCTGCTTCCAGTAATTGCTTGTAGCACGTACAAGCTCCCACTTGGTGTAATCATACCCGTGAGCTTCCAGCACCTCTCTAGGCGTCATTTTGTGACCCCTGACAACCTTTAAAATAGTCTCACTGGATTGCGTGCCGTCTGAATCGTATTCATTCTTCAATGGCTTTTGAAACTCGATACCAAGTCGTCTTGCCTTACCCTGAAGAGCATCATAGCTAATCCCGAGCTTGTCGGCCGCCTCTCGTCTGGTAAAGCCTTCAGAGGCGAGCTTCCTAATGCCGCTGATTTGTTCATCTGTCCATTGCATCTACTCGCCTCCTGAAATATAATGACCGTGAGCCACATGTAACTATGCTGCTCTTTTCATTTTTTACTCCTCTGGCTCTTGGGCTCGACCCCGAGGGCCTTTTTGTTGCCTTAAAAGTCTTGGTGAGATAAAATGAATTTGTTCCAACAATATACTCATTTTCATTCCTCGGTACTACCCAATCTTTAGGCTCTCGGACCCCAACCGAGGGCTTTTTTAGTATCCTTATATACGAAATGTGCTAATATATATGCGTGAGCAGCGGCTTTTCTCCTCCAAGTCAATCGCTGCTACTCACTAGTGGATTTCATTTTTTCCATTTCTCCGGCCCTCAGACACTTCGACCTCTGAGGGCTTTTTGAATCCCGATTTATTGCTATCTGTGTTATACTCTTTTTCGGCACTGTCGTTTCGCCTCAACAAGCGCCGGTAGCTAGGCCCTCAGTTAATCGCTCAGAGGGCTTTTTTGTTGCACTTTAGATAAGCTTGTATGATAATTGTTATCAAAAGGAGGTAATATCTATGAGTTTAGATGGTAAAGTCGACAGCACCAAGGACAAGATCTCCGGTAAAGCCAAAGAAGTTGAAGGTAAAGTAACGGGTGATAAGGCTCGTGAAACACAGGGTAAAGCAGAAGGCATACTTGGTAAAGCCAAGGAAAAGCTTGATGATGCCAAAGATGCTGTTAAAGATACAGTAGATGATGTGAAAAACAAGCTCAGCACAGATAAGAAAGACTAATTAACTGGCCGGCAAACTGCCGGCTTTTTTGCTGCCTTTTTAAACCTGTACAAATCCGGTACAAGAGCTTTACGCATTTGATAAACTCACCTGCTATACTGATCTTGCAAGGCAGGTCACCTTGCAATCACACTTACTTCCTCATGCGTGCCTTCAGCTTGGGTGGCTGGAGGCTTTTTTGTTGCACAAAAATAGCACCTCACCGTTTGGCGGAGTGCTGACCTACTAGAAAACTGAAGATGCATTATGAGAAATTAAACTATTTTCTCTTTGCGTATAGCTCATGTTCGTAATCTATAAACATCACATAAAAAGTCTCGTCAATAATTCTGCCAATCACACGACAAGGAATAGGAGTGTTATTTGGAAATAATCTAAAAATAAAATAATCGTCCCCGCTCATCTTTCGGCGCTCTTTTCCAAACTCTCGATGATCCGCTTTGTTATATAAGTCGTCTTTTTTTGTTGGTGAATACTTTTCGATCCCATGTTTCTTGTCCATCAAAAAAGCCTTGGACTTTACGACAACCGAAAGGTCATGCAATCGAATGAAAAGTTTCTTAGATACAGTCTCATCGAAGTGGCTGTTTTCAAAACTGTAATGACTATCATTAGTAAGAAAAGAAAAGTTAAAGGCTAGTCTCTTTGATGTTCTTTCTAGAGATGCTAGCTTTAGTTTAGCATCTTCGCTTTTTGAAATCTCCCGCTGGGTTTTGGTACGAGAAAACTTTATTTTTCCTCTCGACATATCACTCTACAATGTTTTCTCTAAAGAACTTTTTGATTTTTTCTTTACTGATAACATTATTATGCTCAGTTTCTTTCCAAGGAGCCTCATGGTGTGTCATGTTTCTCAACTGAGATGCAGAATATTCTGAGTATCTATCATATACTGCTTCTAGAACTCCTTCGGCAGCAGTATCTTCACTGATAACATCGAAGTCATTGACCTGTTCGTTTGTTAACTCATCATCAATGGTTCGAGTTCCCTTGTACTCGTCATAGATAGCCCTAACAACTGGCCCATGTTCCCATGCAAGCAAGTCATCTTCAAACAGCGGTCCACCATTTACAGCAAGACTAACTCCCTGTGCATAGTAAAGGAGCTTGTGGAGCTTCATTTGCGTCATCGGGTCGATACCATCATCTTGTCTCATTTGGGCCTTATGTCTCGCCAAGAACCAATTGCCTATTTGAACCGCTGAATAGCATCCTTCCTTCATGCTTTTTTCCTCCTTATAGCCTGTTATTGCTAACACAAATATAGTACTCCAGTATGAACTGGAATACTACATTGAGGTGATGTCTGTGCTTCATATCTAATGGTCTTGGAGTGACAGACTCCAAAGCGAGTGGACGGAGTTGCACCGTCCTGTTTCAGCATTGCTTAACCGGTATCAATGCCTTCCCTCATCTGTTGCTCACATAATGCGCCCCGGGTGTACTTTCCAGCGACGACTAACGGTTCTTCTAGCACAGATACCGCCAAGAGTTGGTCATCTCAAACTGTATTACCAGATGAACATCGGTTTTTACTGGCACCATTAGCCAGCACAGTAAAATGTCGGAACACATGTTGTCTGCTTGGGATTGCTAAGATTTAACCTACCCACATTCGTGGACCCAGCTACAATTAAGCACGTCTGCCATGTATTCCTATATGAGAGGTGGGAATCGAACCCACGCATTGTCCGCCTGATGACGGGGCGCTTTTCCACTTAGCTACTTTCAACATCAGCGGTATTGGGTAATGTCAACCGCTTTGACTTCTAGAAAGTCTCTATCCTTACATATCGCTGGTCGGGATTTGCACCCGACATGGGCCATTTCCAGCCCCTCTCAAGCATGCGCATGTACTGGTTGGCGTCTACCTATTCCGCCACAGCGATGTCAACAATGGTTGAGGCGTACAATCAGCACGCTTACTACATGGACGTATGTAGCTCTTCTCCATCATTTTCGCATTATTTTTCGGATACGCGCATCCATCATAGCCCTTTTGACACAAATCCTAGATACCGCGCTAGGCCGTTAAAGACAGATCTGTTATCCAGTGTAAACGTGTCTTCTTACACTGGCCATTTTTGTTTGCTCGCTCTCCCAGTGTCAGATGGGGTCATCGCAAGCTGTGTCCGGTCGCTAAACTGGACAATGAGGCCGGTGGGAATCGAACCCACATACATATGCCGTTCATATGATTTACCAAATACGGTCTCTGTGCTGTCCGTTTATCGTCCCCTCAACGGTAAGAGTGGCTTTTAGCCGTAACAGACGATACAGCACATTTCGTTCGGGCTATTTAACCTTTCGGCCCCGAACCATATCCCGTGCTGGAATCGAACCAACAGCCGCACGCGGCTTCCACATCGGGATTGCCTTGCCACAGCTTTATCATCACTATGGCTCGGAGGAAAAATGCGGTGTCTTAGGTTTCTCACCTTTGGCACAATACCATCATATGACGGAAATCCCGGCAAATAGTCCGCAAAGTGTCCGCAATTAGTCCGCAAAGTGTCCACTCTGCTTTTTTACCAAGGAAACTAATGGACACAACTCAGCAAATGCGTACAGTGCCCGATTTCTCGCGATATAAAATGCTGATCGTTCCATTTTTAATTTAGCCACAATGGCGTCATTAGTTAGACGCTTGCTCGGTGAGATAATGTATGTTTCCCACAAGATGGTACGATAGTCTTCATCTTCAATGATATTGATCGCATTTTCGCAAGCGTTCAAGTAGTACAGCTCGTCAGCGTGTGACACGAGCTTGTCCTCGGCTTTGTTGCCATAGCTTGGTGGACTTAGGCATGCCGTCCATCACGGGGCTTCTGAGCGCTATTTTGGTGCGTTGAGCGAGCCGCTTGTGATGCCAGTAGTTCCCCAAGACCTCTTTGGCGTTTTCAATTGTTTTGTCATGATCAATTGGGCTAAAAAACTCCGTTGCTCGCACCACTGCGTCCACTCCTTATGGTATAATGAATTTGCCTAAAACTCATCGGGAAGGCGTGCCGTAATGGTGCGCTTTTTTGATACTCTAAATGTGCTTTCAACGCGTGCGTTTGCTATACTACCTGTGGAGGCCAACTCCTAATCTTTGATTTCATTCACTCTCAATCGTACGTCTGGCCTCCAGCGCGTCCTTCATCCGGCGCGCTTTTTGTTTACCCAAATGTGGCCTTCCAAAGTACCTTTACAACCCAGCACCCCACAAGAATGAAAACCGTTGTCGTGAATGCACAGCCTACGAAACAGCCGCCAAGTATTCCGACCTGCGCTATCCTCTCTGGCTTTGACTGACGGTCATTAATCATGGTTTGCCTCCTAGATTAATTACTAACTAATCAAAGTTTTCCCAGGTCTCAACTACCAGTTCTTTTAGGCCTGATAAGTTAAGACTTGTTGGCTCTCCCATTAGCGCAATCCCAGCAGTAGCAAATGGAGCGGCAAAAACCCAAGCAATTATAGCGGCAAGTACAGCTATTAATCCAAAAGCCCACCCAATAATACGAGCCAAATAAATCAAAGCGGTTCCAATTTTTCTACTCATGCTTTTCCTCCCTGATTGAATCCGCGATGTCCCAAAGCGCAAACAAGATTGCTGATAATGTCAGAAAAACATATGTTTTATAGTATCCGTATGCCAAATATTTCTCAGGCATAAATGAAGCCACAATACATAAAATGAAACCAAGCCATGACATGAAACGGTGTGTCCTTATTTTCATTGCTTTCCCTCCTGCGAAATTGATACAAACATTTTCATGTTGTCAGCAATCATGTCGCACCATTCGCATGCGATTGTCTCAACAAATTTGGCTGGTTCGTTTTTCCAAAGTCGGTTGAATGCTCCTAGGTCTTTGGGCTCAACAATATATTTAGTTTCGTATTCAAGATCTTGAAGCAATTCGTGTAAATCGTTATACCCATTCATATAATCTGGAAGAATGTATGCTCGCAGTGCTTCCTTTACGGCTAAAACATCGGGTCGTTTATCATAAATTGGATAATATCGTTTCATTGCTTCCCCTCCAGTAGCTCTGGGTTCTCAAAGATGTTGCCGATGACCTCACGGCTTGTAATCTCGCTAAAAAGTTCAATGGCCTCTTGATTTTTCTCGTTTTCGATTAGCCACGATCCTTCCCGCATGATTACTTGCCCAATCATTGGTTCAGGATCACCAATGTTGTCGTTACCGGTGCGGACAATATCTGATTCGTAGATTTCTCGCCCGTTCTTGTCTTTAAGGCCGGTGTACTGACCAACAGTGTTTCTATCAACAGCTACCCAAAATTCGGGGTAAATATACTCGTCATTGGCGTCAGCAACCTTGCCAATGATGTATCCGTCCTCGTAAAAGCCAACGGCAAAGTTGCCATCACGATCGAAGTTGATATAGTCTAGCTCGTCCTTTTCTTTGCAAGTTGGTAAACCTCTGAACTTAATCTCTCGTTTCATTTCTCCGCCTCCGCCATATCAGCCATACGCTCTGCATTTTTTACCAAGTTTCCAATGTATGGTGCTCCCATAGATTGACCAGACAAAGCCCAGTCACCCATGCGTTTTTGAATGTCCTCTAGCATTTCAATTGGAATCTTGTTCGCAACTTTGGTTAAACGGTCGGCGTATTCTTCAACGCGCTTGGCATCTTCGCTCATTTTTCCGCCTCCCAATGTCGCGATTTTAGCAGCTTAACGTCAGCCTTTCTTACGGTATCAACCTTGGTTTCATCAATGCCACAGCAGATAACGTTCAGAACGTCTACAACGTGTGGGTGCCATTTCTTGTCGCGATCTACGCCGTCCATTGGCACATCACGATAGGCGTTTGATTGATAGGAACCGACAACCTTAAACTGATACATTTCATTTGGTACTCCATATCGTTTTTGCTCAATTAGTACATAATCTCCAAAGTCAATGTCATCTTTCGGGATATTTATTCCACCAGTAAATTCTGTCACTTCTCCGCCTCCAATTTCACAATTTCTCCGGTTTCCTCAACTTTCCAAATTCCTAGCACCCATGCACGGGCAAAAGTGTCTTGCTGTTTCACATACTCGATCTGACTCAATTCGGTATCAGAATCACCAGTAACCGTGCGCATCCACTCATAGACCTCATTTGGTGTCAAACGTGCAGTCAGTGCGAATGCAAGACTGTCATGTGCGGATTTACGCTCTTGAATATATTCACCAACCGCTTTCGGAATAGTAGGCAGATCATCTGGCAGGGCGGCATTGTAACGCTTCTTGTATTCGTCTATTGCCTCTCTAGGCCAGCCATTGAAGAACACCCGATATTCAGAAAGACGGTTCCAAACCGCATCGAACACGTCCCGCTTCGTCTCATTGCTCATCGTCAGTCACCTCGTACGGATACATGTCTTCGCCATCGTAATAAACATTCATGGCAATTGTTTCTGCCTCTGCCTCACTCTTGAAGCGATAAAGAGGATCTCCCATTGTTACCGCGAAGTCTCCAATAACGGCCTTGTGGCGCTTAGACAAATTGTCAAAGTAATAGTCAATGATACCGGCTTCTTCGCCTCTAACAACCCATGCCATCGTCAGTCACCTTCTTGAATAATTTCTTCAAGCACATCAATCTGTTCACGAACCGCATCCCTGATTTCAATTGAGCTTCCATTTGTTCTTGGCGCTCTGCTGGTGCTGTCTAAAGCGTCTGTCAGTTTTTGTAAGGCAACATAAGCAGTGTCTCCCCATGTTTCAATAGCTTCAAGTGACTCATTATCAGCATTGGTTTCGCCATACCAGTGTGGAGTATAAATGAGTGCTTCAAGCAAGCTACTTATTTGCTTAGAATTTAATTTATTTGTCATCGTCAGTCACCTCTTCTTTCTCGCAGTCTTGCAAGCCGTATTGTTCGATCTCTGATTCAGTGAACTGAGCCCATGACCCACTTTTGACTTCGTTAGTAAGAATCCATGATATGGTCCCAGGATAAATTAAAGATCGGTACGCTTGAGCAAATTTCTTTTCGTTCAGCTCGCTTTGCTTCCCGCCAAGCGCCTTGTATACTAGATACTTCTTCTCCTTTGCCACGGTGTAGCCGTTTACGAATGCCTCCATTAGCAGTTCTTCGGAAGGCTCGCCAGAAATGCAGCTAGCCGGATTATCACAATTATGTGCACGTTCAACGATTTCGGCTTGTTCCTTGCTCAGCACTACTTTTTTAGGTTCTTCAATCAAAGTAACAATATGGCCACCAAGCGTGGTTTCCCATTTACTAGCTTTTTGAAGAGAATCAAAAAGGTCTCCAGAGTTTTCATACCAGTGTACCAACCAGTTATTGGTAACTGCGATATACTTGCCTTCATCGTTCTTTACCACGTACAGTTTTTCTTCGCTCATTTTTCGTCCTCTCTCCCGTAAATATTCTTAACAAGTGCCACAGCTTTCAGATTGGCATATTCGTTTACGTTACCGTCCACATAATCGCCCATAGAAAGCAGTTTTTTAGCTCGGTTAAGTGCTTGGTCGTAGCTCATGCTACTTTGCTTTGGTTCTACGGGCACTAGCTTGTAATCCACATCTTCGTACATGACTCCTACGACCTTGCCAGTCTCTTTACTGACGTAGATGTCATCGAATGTGTCGTCTCCTGTTTTCATTGCTCGGCCTCCTCACACACTTTTTGTGAAGAACCTGTTTGCATATCGTTTGAACTCTTCGCGCTTTTTCTCGGGCATTCCTGTCCTCTTTGCTTCTGGAAGCCTTCCTTTTTTCCGAAGATCGTAAATCTTGGTTTTTATGGCATCATATCCCCGATTGAAAAGCCTCTGTAACTCTTCGTAATTATCAACGATGCCATAACTATCAAACTTGACACTTTGCAATAAAGCGGTTTCTTCTTCATGCGTCCATTTTCTTGTACGGGCGTATCCATTGTTACGCCAAAATTCCTGAATCCCATATTTGGTTCTACCCGTTATTATTGCTATTTCTTCGTACGTGTACTTTTGCTCAATCAGACTGGCAATCATCTTTTTCTCGCTTTTTGAATAAAGACTGCGATATTTTTCTTGCTGATTATTTTTGCAAAATTTTGGAAGCTTTCCTTGTTTTCTGAGATCATTCACAACATGTTCAACGCTAGATATTGTCCTGCCAAACATTTCGGCAATTTCTTCATAGTTTAGGATGGCGTTTGTATCTGCGGCCATAATCACTTCATTTTTCACACGGTCAATTTCATTTTGCGTCCAAAATTTGTATACTCTACCTTGTTTCATATCGTTCACCTCACAAAGCGGCCATTAACTGCCCGATCTTTGCATCCGCCGAAGTCTCTGTATCTTTCAGCAAATGGATATAGACCTTCTGGGTTGTCAGCGAGCTAGAATGGCCTAACCGTTTTGCGACAGCCTGTAAGTTGATACCTTTGCCAATCAGTAATGATGCATGTGTATGCCGCAATCCGTGTGCCGATATAACGGGAACGCCTGCATTCTCACAATGACGTTTCAAGATGTCGTTAATGGTCTCGTTGTATATACGCTTTCCGTCTGGTACAAATATTGGCTTATCTTTCGGCAAATTCTGGATCAGCATTGCAAACCTTGCTGCAGTTTTGTAATCAAGTGCAATCGTTCGCACAGATGATTTATTTTTTGTAGGGGCAAACTTACCTATTGCGCTTTTGTAATCCCAAGTTTTGTTAATTCTTAGTGTCAAAGAGTCTAAATCGAAGTCCGCCGGTGTTAGCCCGAGAGCCTCTGCAAATCTCAGTCCCGTCTTGGCAAGCAGTAAAATCATGTAATCGTAATCTAGCTCTTTTCCCAAATTGAGATCTTGGAGAAGCTTCTCTAATTCTTCCGGCTGGAGAAATTTAATCTTGTGTTCTCGATTTTTTGTCCCACCAATCACACATCGCAAGGTTGGATCTCGCTTAATCAGTCCTTCGTCCAGAATGTCCTGAATCACGCATTTTAGCTGGTGATGAAAGTCCATGCATGTTTGATGCTCATGTGTCTCTGCATACTGGCTAAGAAGCTGCTGATAACTTCTACGGGTAAGCTGTGTCACCTTTAGTTGTGGCGCTAACAATTTGAGCATTCGCTCGGTGTTCTCCCACTTGCGATAGGTCACTGGGGTCACATAATTGTGCTTGTATGTCTCAATCCACTTTTTGAAATAGGTTTGAAATAACTGTTCATTTCTCTTCAAGTTTGTCCTCCTTTCCCGCTGCTAATTTCTGAATGGCTTCGTTGTATCTTGCGGGTATCTCTGTTGATTCAATGTGATTTTGTTCAGGCTCTAGCCATTGTCGAATATCAAATTCTTGTTCAACGTCTGTGCTGTGCGGCATCACATTCACTGTGCTGAAATGCAAATAGTCATCTTCATCGTTTTGGATGAAATATACTTGTCTAGCAGCACGTGTCAGACTGTCACCATGAACAATTGTTGCGTTCATGCCGCGAATGGCACAATTGAATATCAAAAACGGCAACGTACTGTCGCCAAGCTCTTCAAGGTGATAAAAATACATGCTTGGCCGATAGTCCCACGGCTTGTGCTTCAAACGGTCTTGTTGCCATCGTTGAATCATCATTGAGCCAGTCCCAGCGGCAACCTCGTAATACTCGCTACTGTCATTCGATCCAATGATCATGTTCACGAGCTTGCTAATGCTTTCAGGGGTGAAATCTTGTTTCTTGTCTTTGCGATCAGCTTGAACACTCATGAAATATTCTGAAAACCAGTCATGTGATACGTCTGTGCTGACATCTAGGAATTCTTTAAAAAGCTTGTTACGCTTTTGCCGATCCATGACAATGCCCATCAATGCTGCTGGGGCCTGTTGTGCTTCGCGAACGCCTAACAATTTGTGAACGACATCTGCTGTGAATTTGGTCGTCATTTGAGCCCCTCCTTAATCGATTTCTTCGACTTCAACTCTCGGGTTAGCTTTGTCAATAAAGAATCGATCTCGCAGTTCTACAATGTGATCCCAGTTGTCGTTTTCTAAAAATTCAGCCTTTTGCATGCCGTCGAAGATAAACTTGTGCTGAAACGCGATGTTGTCCGGGTCTGTTCGCTTGTCATACCAGTACCAGTCGAAACTTAGAGGTTTTCCCCATTGGAATTTCACGCCCTGATTCATCGCTCTTCTCACAGCCAACATTACCGTTTCCGTTGCTTGTTTCTTGACTTTTGCTCCGCCGAACATGTTGCCTCGTTCAACCTTGATGTACTGGTTAAGAGTCATGAGGGGCAATGGAATAATGATCCTGTTCATGCTGGCTTCACGTCCTTCAGGTAGTATTGACGCTGCTTGCCGTCAACCATCTCAACCGTTGCGATTAACTCTTTAGGCGCCTTGTTGTCAAAAGCAACCGGCTTGTTAATATCTTGTCTTGCTCCTCTGGCGTTGTATCGTTCAACCCTGATGATTCGTGCCACACCGCCGAGATCACGCACGCCCATGAATACTCGATCAGGCACCACAACCAGATCGCCGACCATCATTTTTGTTTTAATTGTTTGCATTTGAAGATTCCTCCTGTAGTTTCTTGTATTCTTCCTCGCTAAATAGCTATCGGATCGCAATCTCTTCACGGCCGTTGTTGCGGCTTGGCAACTTGATCTGGAATTCTTTAGCAACTGCCTGAATAAACGGCCGTGACTTTCCAACACGTTTTGCAACCTCTGTTAGTGTTTTGCTCTTGCTTGCCGCCTCAGCAACTTTCACTGCATACTTCTTACGGTTAGCTTCTCCACGTTTGTTTACAGCCTTGATGCTGCTGATCAGCGCCACTGACGGCATGTCTTGATCATCAACACCGGCTACCGCACGTTTCTCGACAATCGCTTTCTTTGATACAACGATCAGGTTATTGAACTCTTGCTTCTCGATTTTTGAGAATGCTTTGCTTTTTGAGATGTCTAGCATTGCTGAGTTTTCATAGCGCTTAAGCAATTCCGCTTTGAAGTCGCGCCACACTTTGTCACCCTGCTTGTAAAACCGTACCGTTACTTGTGTCATGCTTTCTTCTCTCCTTGCTTATCAGGTCTCAGTTCGTCAAGGCTAACGCCTAGAGCATCCGCAATTCGGATCATCGTTGAAAATGACGGATCTTTGCTTTGACCCGTTTTGATTGAATAAATAGTTGTTGGATTTTTATACCCAGCAACTCTGGAAAACTTCCTGATACTGTAACCTTTTTTTCTCATAAGTTTTTCGATAATACACCACATATTGATGTCTCCTTGAATTAATGTACGATATGTTGTTTTCGCCAGTGCTCTGTCGTATGCTTAACATGTACGAGTACTAGTGCACCCGTAACTATCATGTTAGGAGGTGAATATCATGGCCAAAAAGTTTAATTTAGGATCAAAATCTGATATGCGCCGGTTTATGCGTGCAATTGAAGAAGAAGCAAAAGACAAGGCCTCCGATGCTATCATCAATCATTCTTATGATTTTGAATGTCCAAAGTGTGGGACGAAATTTATGGTTCGTGTTGGCTCGCCAAACGTGTGTCCTAAATGTGGCACTTCTGTGAACTTGAAGTTTGATAAAGATTCCATCTAGTCGTCAATCTTCACTTTCGGCTCAAATTTTTGTATTTCATCGAGTGTTTTTTCTAACTGTCTTACCAAACTTTCGGCTTGGCTAAGCAATTTTTTTAAATCTTTAGCATTCGTGAAATTCACGTGTTTTATAATTACTTTTCGGTTAATCATGTTATTTCCTCTAATTTTTTGCGTTCGTTTGAGTTCAGTAAAGCTTCTAAAACTGTCGTGGCCAGCACATTAGCTCAACGTTCTAAGAACAAAATCACACAGTCATGCTTTAATTGCTCCTTTAGGGTCTAAGGTTTCCCTGAGGGAGTTTTTTGTCTCCTGCTTTATCATTTGAGGAGATTCATAGCCCATTTTGGCGCGGTAGGCCAAGTTACACCTCGGACAAGGGGCAATAGTTGTAATGCCGCCTTCTGACGTCCAAATCACATGCTTGTCATGACATAATTCACACATTCAAAACATCTCCAATCGTTTGTCTGTTGTGCTTTCTGTGAATTTGATAATGCTATGATTTCGTTCAACGCCGCGGTACATTCGCGACAGTAATTTTGGATTATAAATACGTGCCAGTTGTGCACTGTTGAGATTGGTTGTGACAATAGTGCGTCCGCTACGCTTGTTGAGAATGCCGAAGAGCAATTGCTGCACCCAATCACTAGCTTCGGTATTGGTAGATTTGAATGAGGCTTCAGATCCCAGATCGTCAAGCACTAAGACGCTTGCAAGTCCAGCCAACCTTGTGATGCGAGCTTCGGTATATGGACTCTGTTTATTGTTGAATGAGTCCTTCACCAGTCGCACAACCTCGTTCACCGAAAGAAACAAACACATAGCATTCGGCTTGATATTATCGTTAATAGCTCGCAACATGCCCATGGCCAGATGTGTCTTACCAGTACCAGGTTTTCCTGTCAAAATCGTATTGGCCTTATAACTTCGGTCTAGGTAACGGCCAGCCAATTGCCGTGCCTGATTAAGATTGCGTTCAGCTTCAGATCCATGATCAGCACGATACGTATTAAACGATTCGCCAAGAATTTCAGGATCATCAAAGATCGAATCATTGCGAAGAACCCCGTAAAAATTGCGCCTATATCCGCGCCAAACGCCTCGCAGAAAAACATCGTTGTGGTGATTAGCAATTCTTTCAGCTACGCATTTTGGACAAAACGGCGTCTTCTCTTCGCCCTCATCGCCCTTGGCTTTGTGCTTCATCTGAACCATGTGTTGGTCAGGATGAATCGGGCATGTCTCTGGTAACGTCTTTAGTCGCGACAGTAATTCAAAATTCAATCCCTCCATAGGATTCCTGCCTGCCTTCCCTTTCTGGCAATTCCTTCTTTTCCGGCGTCTTAGTGTCGTATTCGTTTCGCCAGCCATGACCGGTAAACCAGTTACCAGCGGTCGTTACAAAACCTTCTTGCTTGTTGTTGAGCTTGATATAGGCTTTGTATTCAGCAATCTTTGCCAGCACCTGGTCCTTATTCGTTTCGCCAGATTCAACGGCCTGCACATAAGCTTCCTGAGATTTGGCATAGTTCCCTTGTTTCTTTGGATAGGCTGGCCACACTTCAGTTGCAAACTCTTCAGGCAGGCTCAACACACTCCCGTCCCCCTTGGGGGATTTAGGGGGTGTTTCTTTTGTATTGTTTTGTAATGTAGTGTCATGTAATGTGCTATCTTCTGCCATAGGTTTGCTATTGCTTTGCTTTAGGCCTGCTATAGCAGTGCTATGGTTTTGCCATCTTTTCTTAGCACCGCGTTTCCCTGCCTCAGCTTTTTTACTAGCCATTTTGGTAACGTCTGATGCCCAATTGTTCACATCCTCGGAGTACATACACTCACCGTCATCGGTGAAGGCAAATAACCCGTAGTCTGAGACAACCGACTTGATTAGTCCGGCATCAATGTGCAAGCGATACCCGAGTACGTTGAATTCTAGGGGTAATTGATGTGTTGGCTCTTTTGCCAATGTCTCAATTAGTGCCCAGTACGCACCGTAACCGGCTATACCTTGCTCCATCATCATCTTGGCTATATTTTGCTGATCGCGAGTATTTAATGGATGCGGCATCCAATCTGCTGCCAAGCGATCACCTCCGTTTTAATGGGCCTCACACCCGTCCGTATGGTTACGCCATATCGTCTAAAGGCTTTAAAATGGAAGATCGTCATCGTTAACATCAATCGGTTTGCCGTTGTTCCCGCTATGATGACTTGCTGTACTTTGCGTGGTCTGATTGTTTGCCGGTCCTACATTATCTGTCTGCTGTACTGGTTTTGGCTCTAGCAGGCTAAAGTTGTCGGCAATCACTTCCGTTACATAAACCTTTTGTCCTTGGTTATTGTCATAGGTGCGGGTTTGAATGCGTCCTTCAATACCAATCAACGAACCTTTGTGTGCGTAGTTTGCTAGATTTTCAGCTGATTTTCGCCATATCTGACAACTAATGAAGTCTGTCTCGCGATTTCCACTTTTGCTTTTAAAACGCCTGTCAACAGCCAAGGTGAATTGTCCAACTGCAATCCCGCTTGTGGTGTAACGTAAGTCGACATCTCTTGTAAGTCTTCCGTTAAGAGCAACTGAATTAATCACTTGGCTTTCTCCTCTCCAATGCCGGACAAGTCATCTGATAGTTCCAATTGAACGGCACCGCTCAAAATTAGAGCTTGAGCATAACTGAGACCGTCCAGCCCATTTCCTTTAGGGCGCTTTTTGCCAAGGACTGCATAAACACGTTCTGACTTATTTTTGTCAATTAACGGCATGTTGTCTTTCAGGTAGGCAATTACCCTAACTCGTTTTGCTTCTTGCTCTGACTTGTATTCGTCGAGCAGTGACGCGGATTGACCGTCATCATCTTCATCAGCAACAATCCCAAATGCGAGGGACAGGCTAATACGCTTGGCATATGTGATGCTTGCCCCCTGCTTTTGCATGTTTGCATCATCTGGAAATGTGACTCCCCATACGATCTTTTTTTCTCCGCTGCTGTGCGTGATTTCGGTATAGATTTTGTGAATTGTTTTGCCATTGCTGTCCATTTGATCCGTAATGCCTTGAATGTAGCTGATCCCATTGTTGGCTTCTTTTATAGCGGCTCTAACTGCGTGATCAATGGCACTAAAGTCGGCGTAACTTCCGTAATGGGCTTTTTTGTTTTTGACAGGCTGCTTCATGGCAAGCTGGACATCATACAGTGCCTTGTTTAGCTCAGGAGTTGATGTTTGGTCTAATTGCTGATCCATCATTTTGTTTTCCTCCTATTTCCATTCCTGAAATCCTTGATTCTTCATGAAGTCGATAATGTCTAAGCTGTCATCGCCGAAGAAAATCTCAACCAGTTCTGCTTTTGGATACGTAGAACTAGCAGCGTCTTTTAAGAATCGCTCAGGGCCATGAATGTTGATCCAATCTTTTAAGTATTCCTTCGCCTTGTCTTTGTTAAAGGCGCCCTCATAACGCGATGTAGCACAGCTTTGATAGAACCAAGGTTTCTTTGTATCAACTTCATATTCATCGGCGGTGGCCAAGAACTCCTCCGCTTGTTCGATATCCATATCTTTGGGCAAGACGGTACCGTGATAGGATTCCCAATCAGCGATGGCCTTATCTTCACGTGCTTCTCGTCGTTGATACTCGTTCAGGACCGCTGTATTGTAATCAAGCATGGTCATCGTCCGCCTTTCGTGATAAACTTGAAATATAATTGAATGTGCTAAATTTTTGACTTCCCGTAGTTGGCGCTACGGGATTTTTTTGTGCTCTTTTTATCGTGTCCATTGTTTCCAACCTCCTACTGCTGTGGCGCCGATCATGATGCCAGCCAGAGCTACAAGAAGATATTTCCAAAAGGCTGATGTTGGATCGAACAGCACTGACATGATTGCTTCTAACATTTGTTAGACCTCCTATTGTCGTGCAAACCAACGCTCCATCTTCTCAGGCTCAACTCGCTGTGTTTTACCTGGTCCAACGAATGGAGCGCCACGCTTCTTCCAACGGCTCACTGTTGCGGCAGAAACCTGATAGTGTGCCATGACATCTTTTGGCGTCCAATAAACTTTGGGCTTAAAGGGCTTGCGTGTCCTTTGCGGTTTACTGGGATCGATCAGTGTGAATCCTTGTTCCATGCCTGCTCATCCTTCCTCATATAATGAAGTTTCTGGTAATGCGGGAGCCTTTCACTGAAAAGATCCATGATTGAGATGCCTAGCATTTCGCAAATAGCATTTAGTTCGGTTAGATCTGCGACTGTGCTATCCAATTTTTCGAATGCGTATGCTTTCAAGTTTTTAGCGTCATCGCGTGTAAAGCTGGGATCATTAGCGATGCCCTCAATGTCGTGCTTTATGAAAGCAGCCTTCTCTTCGTCTTCTTCTCGTTTATCTGTGAATAAAAGTCCGCGTAAATCGTGGTATATTCCGTCACCGCTAAACAGCTTAGGGATTCCTAGAAACAAGTTAGCCATTTCATAGCTTAGTTCGGTGTCATTCATCGAATTGGCAATGTCAGTAGCCTCATTTGCTCTAATGGGAGTTCCATGAAAATAGTTGTTGATCGTTGAGCGCCCTAATTTTGCTGCATAAGCGATCACCTTCTGTGGCGTGTTGGTTCTAGTAGCGAACCTATTCAAAGGGCTACTAATTGTTGCTTTCATACGTTCCACTTCCTTTAAAAGATGAAATATTGGTGGATATTGATTCATGCTATAGAAGGCTATGATTAACCCATAGCAAGTTGATCAGCGTCTTCAGCTAGCCATTCATCAACGTGGCCCTTCAACTGCTCGTCCGGCATTTGTTCGAATGCAAAGGCCGGAATCTCTGGGTAGACGCGAGTCAAAAAATCAATCATTGCTTCGCGTGTCATATGGCTCACCTCCTTAACTTGAAAACTGAATATTGTGTGATTACCTCACTCCGAGTGCGATAATTGCATCGAAGGGAGGTGATTACCTTGACCGACAAGGAAATTGCTATGAAACTAACGGAAGCATATCTGGACCATCTGAACCACCAGATGGATAACAAGCACACCCACACCGATCTCGACAAAAACGGCGTTATGGATGCTTACAGGAGCTTCTATAATGCTGTTGCAAGCGTTGATTCTGGCAAATAATCGACATTGATTACAATTTCATAGTTTTCTTCGAGAGCTGCTAATTCCGATAGCAGCTCTTTCAATTCTTTTGTATTACCCACACTTGCGTGAATTTTTAGCTCAGGGATCTTGACTTCCTCGTTCATTTGACTGCCTCCTTTCGCTAGGCGGGATTTTGTTCACTAAATGTGAACAAAATCTTCAAAAAAAAGAGCATCAACGCTTTCTCCAAAGAAATCAGCCATGCGTTTCATTGTCTTCTGAGACGCTCCACGATTGCCGTTTTCGATCTTCGCGTACATAGAGTAACTAATGCCAATGGATTTGGCGGCCTCCTCTTGAGTCATTTTTTTCTTCATTCGAGCTTTTCTGATGGGATTCATTTGATCGCCTCCTTCACTCTATGTGAATATAATACAGTCACTAAATGTGAGTGTCAACACTTAATGTGAGTTTTTTTGAAATTTAATTTGTATCACTAATAGTGATGGTAAAATCAATATACACAGGTGGTGAGAACTAATGAATACGGGTCAACGAATATCTTTACTTCGAGAAAAAAAGAACCAGAGCCAAGCGGAGTTAGCCAAAACTCTCGGCATTGCCGCTAGTACAGTTGGCATGTGGGAAACGAACAAGAGAAAGCCTTCATCTAAAATGCTTAAAAAACTGTCCGTGCTCTACGATGTGTCGATAGACTATTTACTTGGTAATGACTCGACAACCGATAAAACCCCTTCAGAGGTTGACATTGCCGACCCCCAAAATGATACCATCATGACCTTTGAAGGACGTCCCATTCCGCCTGAAGATCTTGAGATAATCAAGAGACTTCTTCGAGGTGGCAAACATGATGACTGAATTTACCAGCGAGATGCTGAGAGAAGTTTTAAACTATGGATTTGACCGTGGAGTCGGGGCTGAGCTGACATATAAGCTAAAACCGTACACTCCGTCAGTTTCTAATCCTGAAACGCGTTGGATTGCGGTTAATATGAATTGGCATGAACCAAAACAATTGCCCTATCAAGCGGCACACGAAATAATGCACGCTCTACACCAAGATCCAGCTTGTCTGTATTTCTATTCAGCATCAAAGAATAGCATTGAAGGTGAAGCTAACATTGGGGGAATTCACATCCTGGTTCCTTTATATTTTACTGACATTGATAAAGAAGACGCCAATCTGAATCAGTTTATGAAAGCGTTTGATATTCCGGCGTCAATGGAAGATGCTGCTTCAGAAGCGATAAAAGGTTTTTATATATAACTGATTGTTAGTCCAGACACGGAAGACGATAAAAGCTGAAAATTATTTATGGAGGAAAACAAAATGGCAAAAAAGGTAATGGGTGCTGACGGCAAGCAGTATAAGGTAAAGAAGCCTTTTTACAAGCGCGTTTGGTTTTGGGTATTAGTTATTATTGTGGTAGCAACGATTGGCGGCGGCCTCAACAATAAGGGCAAATCAAGCAGCGAATCCACGGAAAAAACCGCAGTTAGCAAAACGGATAAATCATCTTCAAGTACAGCCTCATCTTCGGAACCGGAAGATAAAGTGTATAAAGTAGGTGAAGTTGCAAGCTATAAAGGCTATGAAATTAAGGTAAATAATGTCAAATTCGACCAAGGCGATGACATTAACACTCCAGATTCAGGTAAGCAATATGTAATCGCAAATATCACAATCACAAACAACACCGACAAGTCACAAGATTATAACCCCTTCTTTTTCAAATTAAATGCCGATGGTAACAAAACCGATTTCAGCGAGATTACCACAAATGTTGAAGATACTCTTCATTCAGGCTCTTTAGATAAAGGTGCTACAGTTACGGGTAATCTTGTAGGACAAGCAAAAACAGATGCTAAGTCATTACAGCTTCAATATCAGCCATCATTTTGGAATGACAAGTCAATCAAGATAGATCTGAAATAGTGTTTATTTCCCCGAGCAATTGGTAGAAGCCAAACGGCTTGGGGCTTTTATTGGGCACAAAAATAGCCCCGGTGGCGAGGGCTGAGGAGGAAAATATGTCAGCTAAAGAAGATAGCCTAAATTTCAAGGAATATGGAGAACTGGCACTTGAGGGCATCATAGCGTCAATACCTTCTGTCGGGGCAGCCTTACAAACAGCTTATTTTGGAAGGAAAAACGAGAAACGATTCAAGCGAATCGAAAGTTTCTATAATGAGTTGTCGAAAGATATTAATAAACTTCATGCGCAGATGGCCACAAGCGAGCAAATAGATAGCGTCTCAAACGAACTATCAGATTTCATGGAAGCAACGAATGACATTATTGAATCACAGTCTAGCCTTGCAAAAAGATCTATGCTTCACAATGCATTTTTGAACATTCTCACATCACCCGAATCTGTAGATTGGTCGAAAAGTAGGTTTTTCATGTCCACGGTTTCTCAGATTGACATGATTGATTTAAAAATAATGTTTGCGATACAAAAGATTCCATCTAACAGATGGGCAATTCCAGAAGAAGTTGAACGTGCACTCTCGCTAGATCATTTTTTCTCTATCGGATTGCTAGAACGGTTAACCAATCTTGGATACTTGGAAAAAAGACTTGGTAGCATCACAATGAATGAGAATGGAACCAACATTGACACCTACTACAGGATTACAAATTTAGGGAATCAGTTTTTAGACTTTGTTATGAATCCACCTGTCTCCACAAACACACAAAACAGCGATAATTAGCCACACATACCAGTATTTTATAAAAAGTTGGCCAGGCGTTAAGTTGATCAAACTATCAATGAAACGGCTCATGCCGTCACCTGCTTTCAGTTACAAGTAAACACAATTCACTTAATTATAGCAAAGATAAATTGTATTCACCATCAACGCTTTAAAGCATAGCTACTCGTACTAAATTAATAGTTAAGACAGGAGTCTTACTT